GACTGGTTGACTCGATCAAGGAGACTGGTTGACTCGATCAAGGAGACTGGTTGACTCGATCAAGGGGACTCGATCAAAGCGTGTTCTATGATCTTTCTAGCCTGTTTGTAGTCAAGTCTATATCTATAGCTCCCGTCTTGTCTTAAGCCCTTAAACGGGGTTAACCCTGTATCTTGAGTCATCCTTCTATATTCATTAAGTGTGCGGTTACACTTCTCAATCAAGGTATCAAGATCTTTGAATTCAGAGGAATAAATTCGAGTAATTGACCTACTGCTTTTCTTGACTTGGATACCTTCACCTTTGCAAAAATGGATACTAGCCTCTTTTTGGTTATCAATCGCGTACAACCCTAGTTGCCCTTTTTCGGAATTAAAGGTCATATCCACTTTACATGATTTGAAGTCAAACGGGGTCACCTCAAGTTTCTCAAGTCCTCTATACAGTACAAGGTCACTTTGCTCTTTAGTGAACAAAGCGAGGCATACAGGAACCTCAGTATCATCAAACATTTTGTAATTCAAGATGATCAAGGTGCTCAACCTGTCTTTAAGCTCTTTGCAGGTAAGAAAGCTCAAGGGGATGATGACCGCGACGCGTTCACAATGCTTTAGCATAAGGCTAAGAGCGTACTTGTACAAATCGTTGTACTGCGTACTTGGATAGGGGAGACCGCGACGCGTTGCAGAGTTCTTTGCAAGGTACGGAGGGTTGGTGACCACAGTCCGATACCCTTTAGGGAAGTTTGCGAGTGTATCCCTTTGGAGCACGCCTTCAGCTTTAGGGTCTATATCGTAGCAATCCCATCTCCCTTGATTAACGAGATGTACAATATTCTTTGACCCAGCGAAGGGTTCCAAAATCAAGTCATCTTGTAACCACTCTAAAAAAGCGGGATGCTTAAACGGGTTCCCTACTGTATAATATTGTCCTAACGATCTAGCATCCATGATCACAGTTCAACAGCGAGTCATAATACTTAAGAACGTCTTTTGCGTAATAATACTCGCTTCTTCCTTCTTCGCACTTCCCTTGCCCCCCTCGATTGTATTGCGCTAATGTTTTACAAAGATCATCATCATTAAGATCAAGGTACTTCTTCAGCGCGAGTACACCTGCCTTGATATAATCGCATTTCCCTTGTTTTGGGCAGTGATACTTAGGGATGACACCCATTGGCCCTTGTGCACCTTTATTGGAGACCACATTCTTGAATCTACTTTCTTTGTACCCAACGGAGATCGCCAAAAGCGGGTCAATATTTATGAGTGTGGCTTCATCATAGATTTGTGCACAGATCTTCATCTTAGGTTGTAGGTTCCTTAAGACTTTTCGTTGGTAACTTGGGCCACCTGTAAGCAAATTGAAGAGAATAATCCAGCAGTATATATTCATATTAAAAATCACATATCAAAGTTCGGTTTAAAAAGTGTATTCGGTCAATATCAGTTTCGAGCATCTCTAATCTATACAAAAGGGGGATGCCTTGAGTCTCCCCTTGATACACAACGAGCACGTATGGTTTATCACTGAAAAAGTGCAGTGCTTTCGCAGTCCTAAAAACGTAGTCATAATGTTCTTTGTGCATATCATTAAGGAGGAGAAACAAGTGCAACCCTTCTTTATTGTTTTTTGCGGACTCGTATCCTTTTTCAAGGTAGCGTTCTTTTTTCTTGACTCTAGTTAAATCAGCGAAGGTGCTCAACCCTTCCCAGTCTGTACCGAGTCCTCCAATTTGAGTGGAGAACAAGTGCTCACACCCTTTGAAGTGAACATCTTGGTCAATCAACCCGAATTTGCGAATAACAGTATAAAAAAGATTATTGTCCTTCATAGATGGAGAGCAACCCGTTCTCATAGTAAGATTCAGCGTCTTTTGTCCATTCGTACGTTAAACAAGGTTCAGCGACAGCAGGAACATCTGGAGTATGTTTTTTCATACCTTGTTCCATGAGGGATTGCAACCTTTTAGCGGATTTGGTAGCAGATTCTTGATCTTTAAAGGGGATCTCTAGCACTAGTTCATCGTGAACAAACAAGATGGGGATACATTTGTACAAAGGTGACTCTTCATCAAAGAAGCATTCGTTCCACACCATAATAATGGCTTCCTTAGCTCCATCGCTTGCGATCCCTTGAAACGGTGTGTTGCACGCGATTGTAAACTTTCGGAGGTACCGTACACGATCTGTGCTCCGAAAGTGATACACTTGATTATAGTCTTTGTAATCATCGTACTCGCTATGCTTAGTAAGTTCAGATCGTGTTCTGAAGTAATCATCCATTTCAGTCCAGACATATAACCAATCTTCTCGAAGTTTCTCACTTTGTTCCATCGTGAGATTGGTGCCGTACCCTTTAGCGTAATCAACGAATTGTTCACTGCCGAGTCCACCTGCATATCCGAAGTTCGCAATTTTGGAGAGTTGTCTTTTTTCCTTTAGTTTGCTATAGAGTTCGTGCTCTTTATCTTGCAAGATGGCGATGCCTTCTTCGTACTCAAGATGCACGCCTTCCATCTTCATTAGTTCGATTGCCATATACAGATGTGGATCAAAGTTTGGATTGAGTTGATACTCTTTCCCGAGTCTCGTCACTCTACCTTCGTTAATATGAGTTTGTGCCAGCGTTCTAAGTTCGGCGTTACTGTAGTCCGCTTGTAAAAAGATGTGGCCTTCTCTAGGTTTGATACAAGCGCGTGCTTTCCCTTTTCGAGGAATATTTTGCAAGTTTGGGTTCCTGCTACTTGTTCGTCCTGTTTCCATCAATCCGTTGTACCCGTACCTTAACCGATGGTCGGGGTTTAGTTTCGCATTTCGGAGTGCATCTAGAAAAGTGCGTTTTTCTTTCCACGCAGTGTCGCTTTTCAACTTTGATTGGAGCGCAGACTGGATCTCTGCAAGTTCGATACGGGACACCCGATCCAGTGTCTTTTTATCTTTAAGATCAACCCCGTGACTAAACACGGTTTCCATTGCGGAGAATAGTTGCTCCATCGCTTGTTTATTTGCAGAGATTTTCCCTGTCTTTGTTGTTGCAAGTTCAATCCCTACAATCTCACTTGCTTGTTTCAATGCATCTTGAATCTTACTTGTGACTGCAGAATATCCGCGATCGTTCTTTGCAGGTTTCAACAATCCGAAGTCCAGAGCAGGCTTCATCGCTTCATCGTGAATCTCCATGCATCCTTCAACCGCGTCATCAATCTTGTCTACATCAATAGAGACTCCGATTACGGTTGCCATCATTTGCAAGATATATTCAACGTGAGTCTGTCTAGCAAGATCTTTAAGAACGTTGACACCGATCTTAGCTTTTAGTTTCTCCGCTTCTTCAAGTTGTGCGAAGTACACGTCTCTGACATAAACAGCGTCATTCTTTGCGTATTCCTGCTCTGCGTGGCTCCACTGTTCAACAGGTGTACCGTACAAATCCCCGTACCCTGTCCGAATATTCCCTTCTTTGCTTGCACCGATATCAATCTGCAGGTACTTCCAAACGAGTCCTTCCATTTTGGTTGAAGGCACCACTTTCCACTTGTCCTCAGCCTTCTGGATGAACACGTTCCCTGTTCGAATACCGTCAGTTCTAGGATCTGCAGTGTTCAACAAGATTTGTGCTAACTTCGTGCAGAAGATTCGGTTTTCGTTCAACGCTTCATTAATTAAGCGAAAGGTTTCAGTAGATTGGACACTTGCCACGCATAAATCAAAGCATGCGTTTTGTGCAACGAGTGTTGCGCCGTTTCTCAGTAATCGTTGAAGAAAGATTTCCCCTTCGACATCATCCATGAGCATACGAGGCCCACCGTTATAAAAAGTCCAGCAAACAGGACGAGGTGTAACTTGATTTGTGATTAAAAAGGTCTCGCAATCGAAACCCCATACTTTTTTATCTTTTATAGTCATAATAAACTCCTTCCACTTTTTATAACACCCTTTCCCTATTTTATCTTACGCGAGCATATGCTTTTCCTCCCCGTCGTAAGACAGCCCATACCCATTTCCCCTTACTTCCCGCCGTTTTAGCTGATTTCCACTCCGCTAAACTAATATCAAAATAAAGGTATCGTGCTCCTCCACCGATAACTCGTCCTACACCTTTTACCCAGCGTTGAAATTCAACAGTGAGTTGTTGTCTCCCTGCGTTATAGGACATACTCACAACGTTGGAGGACACAACAAAGATCTTCTCCGAAAGTTGTCCAGTCATGGTTCTAAATTGGAGTTCTCGTGTAATCCGAGGTGTCGCTTCAGATACTCCGTACTCAGGATCCATACTTTGTTGACCACCAGAAGGGCCTATATCCATATGTTGAATAGGTCTAAAAGGATTGTACGAAGATTGAGGAGTTATTGGACTCAACCCTCTTTTTGTTGTTTGCACCTTATCTAAAGCTTGGCTCAGACCCGATTGCATTACGCTTTCGTATAAACCCATTATTGTTCTCCATAGAAGTCAAATTCATTCCAAAGATCGTGCAGTCGTTGTTCTTCTGCATCAGCGAAGTATTTTTCGTTAGATTCGCCCCATTGATCCAGTTCTTTGTCCCCAATCGCGACGCTATACTCAAAACTTGTGTTCTGCAACGTTGCTTCGGCAATACTCATACAAAGAACGGTGTCATCATGTTTCTCAACACCGAATCCAATGAGTTCTTGTACCAGAGGATCAAGTGCATCGCGATCATCTTTATCTCGACTAGGGATTGTGATTTTATCGTTCTCAAAAAGAACGGTAAGTCTCGGAACACCTGTAAAAATTGAGTTTTTACTTTTGTTTGTTGTTTGGTGCTCCCTTAGCGGGATATCGCTTCTGCTCTTCAGATTAAGGGTGTGCAATTGTCCAAAGTTATTTCTTTCGACTGCAACGACCGAGACACTGCGTTGCCACCTTTTGTAGAACATTTCGATTCTTCTATAAAGTTCACTAGGGGAGACTCCTCTAAAGCGAGTGAAGTCTAAAAGGTACCGATTCCCGTTCGAATCGCTTGCCCACGTGATCCCTACCGTATAATCCGAGTCCGATTTCTCAGCTTTAGTCGGGTCGGAGACTAGCGCAAGATCCCATGCTTGGATAACACGGAGATTCCCAACCTGTGGTATTTCCCGTAAACCGAGTCCTTTCCCCTTACTTAAAGCTCGATCAATCCAATCGTTCTTGAACATTTGGTCTTCAGAGTCCTGCACCTCGTTTTGAAACTCTCTTGTGAACAAACGTGTGCCGACTGTTGCTCTCTCCTTCAGAAGGTACTCAATCGGACGTTGTTCTTGCCAAAGAACTTCGGATTCTCCTTTAATGGTGACTCCCTTGATGACATCTCTTCCTGTTTTATCAATCATGGTTTCAAACGAGAAAGATTCGGGAAACTTAATGATCGCTTTATCGTGAATCACAGAGAAAGTAGGGTCTTTGATCATGTGAGAGTAAACATCGTCCATATGCTTCCGAGTCCCAACAACGAGCATAAATCCTTTTCGGGTGAGGACGGGTTGCATAGTACCCGACAACCACTCTCTTGTTTTGCGTCGGACTCCTGCGCTAAAAGTTGTTTTGTCGTCATCAACGTCATCGAGAATTAGCACATCGAAGTGACCACCTGTGATTGCGCCACCGCTACCAACACACTCTAGACTCGGATCAATAGATTCGGTGCTCCGATTCAAGTAGATTTGAGTTGAAATCCACTTGGTTTCTTTCGTTCTAAAAGGGGGGAGGTCATCACTCGCCCAGTCGTCCTTAATCCGATCTGACTCCAAAAAAGATTTAACCATTCGGAGACGTTTCTCAGCTTGGCCTGCAGTGGCAGACACAAACAAGATTTTAGAATCTCGATCTATGCAGAGTCTCCACACTGTGTACAAAATACTAAGATAGCTTTTACCGTGATCACGTGGTGCAAGTACTAACAGCTTCTCTTTTGTGTTCTCATCAATCGCTTTTTGACTGAGATGGGTGCACTCATTAATCCACTTTTCTTGATGCTCAACATAATCAAAACCGAGATAGTACGTAGCAAAGAAAACAGGAGAATGAATGGAGAGCACGCGTCTCCCTTCTTTCGTCAGAATTAGGTCATCAATGTTCATGTGCGACTCCATAAAGAACTGTAGTACATCCTTTGTAGTGTACTGCATATAATTTATGGTGTCCATTGACAATTTCTGGAAAAAAGATTTCTGCATCTGGATTTTCATTGACGTAAGAGATGACTGTTAAATCGTTATCCACCTTGATTTTAGATGGATTATCTGTATACACAATCTCTGCTACATTGAAATATTGGCGTATCCGAGCAACAAGTTTATCTTGCTTCTTCGGTTGTCCGCCACCCTCAATGTACTCGATGTACTTCAACCAATACATCGAAATAAAATTAAGAATCTCGTCCATGCTTATCAATCTCGTGTTTCAAGTACCAAATTGCTTTCTCCAGATCTTGAACTTTATTATCTTTGTGTTCACATCGGAGAACATATTTTACAGCGTTACCTAAACAAAAGTTCAGTTTAAATGCATCAATCACATCGAGGGCATTCATTCGATCCCCTTGATAGTGCTTAGGTTGGTTGACTTGGCTCATCTTTTACTCCTAACCTCTTTTTAATTTGTGCAACAATCAATGCATTGAAGCCTCCCATCGCACAACCTAGCCAAAGATCAACGACGGCATATGTGAGGCTCCATCCTACGAGTCCACCTGTAGCAACTGCACACGCTTTTGTCAATGCTTTCGCTTTATCAGAATCGTACTTCGCTTTCCAAAAAGGCTTACAAATTTGTGTAATTGCATAGGAGATTGCACTACAAACAAAGGCGAGAGTGTAGTGGTGTTCAGTAAAGTTAAAGTTTTCCATTTTTATGTCCTTGCTGGAGATGCAACTACGTTATCGGGGTCAACAGATCCTGTTCGCAACAGGTCTGACAAACTAGCATAAAGAGAAGCGACTCCAGAAGACCAAAGGAGAGTCTCCCCCTTTAGTTGGATGCCACTTGCGAGAATGTTAAGAATTACATCAAAGAATCGAACGTTAAACTGTTCATCCAGCAGGTAAACAGGATATTTACCTGCAACTTGATCTCCGAATCTTTCTTTAGTGTTTGAAGAGAAAAAATCTAGGATGTAACCACCTGCAGGAATTGTATCGTTATGGTTTTTCAAGAAATGTGAAGGAATATTAAAGAGTCCTGCATCTACAATGAGACGAACTTCCCCACCGTATTCCTCAATCACATAGGGTAGGATGGATACGTTGAAAGTCTGGTTTGTGAGATCGGGCATTGCTTTGAAATAAGAAGTGTCCACATTCGCAACTCGAAACGTGGTTACGCTTCCGAGTGTGTTCACGATACTTGCGATATAGTGTGTCTTCCCATTGATCCTGCAAAGTCGCCCTTCAAGGTTTCTTACGTCAGCGTCTCCGCTGTATCTTATCGTGTTCACAGCAATAGAAGACATCTCATACGTAGTAAAATCGGAGAACTCTTTAAACACCTTGTTCACAAAGTCGAAGAGTATTCCAAGTGTGCCTCGTGCACCGAAGACAACAGCTTCTAAAGCAAGTCTCCAGTTCTCTTCTTTAATGTACAGTGGACGATCAAAACCGTAAAAAGAACTCAACCTATCTAAGGCTTGGCCCTTTGCTTTAGTTATGAGCGTATCGTTTCTCGCTTCATCTAGTTTACTTATATGGGTTATCATAGTAGACCACCTTTGAGTTTTTAGCGATTACTTCTTTGCGTTCACTTGCGAAGGAGACACCTGTGAACGTGTTGTTTGTCTTACCTGTGTACTTAAGGTGCACACTTCCTAAGAACAAGTCTCCCTTCGCAGGAAAACCGAGCGTGGTTTCAACGGTGACCGTCGTATCCCCATCATTGAAATCAAGGGTGCTCTTAGTAAGCGGTTTCCCCGTAAGGTTCTGCAATGCCTCGCCGAGACTCCGAGTCAATGTCTCAAGTGTTGTGTAGTTCTTGTCTCCCAAGTCATCTTGCGAGAAACTACGTACACCTGCTTCAAAGTGGGCAGGGAGTAGAGACCTAAGCGTATATTGACCGAGTGACCTATTTCTTTTGATCACTTCGAATGCGCCCAACACTTTTATTTGTGTATGACTACTCCCAACAAGGAAATCCACTTCAATGTTGTATATACCTACATCGAGTGGGGGGACATAAGCGTGTAATTCCGTCTGTGCTAAGTTCGTGTACACATATCCTGCACGAGTCACAGGATGCCCAACGAAGGCAGGGAGTGCAAGCGTTCGAACTCCACCTTTTTCGAAGGTGACTTTAAACTTGTTTGAGTATGCTGGAGGTTCAACATCCGTGAACTGAGACCACGTGCTACGCAGGTTTATACGAACTCCACCGTCGTCCCCGATATAAAATAAGTCGTCAGCAATGGTAATCGGGATCAGAGAAAGATCAAAAGGTGAACCGAACCCTGTGTCCCTACCTTGAGCATTGTAAGGAGAGCCAAAGCCTGCATCAAAAATTGAGGGTGCAGGAGTATAAGATGGAGAGCCAAAACCTGTTTCACTCATGGTTCAATATTCCTAAATGCTTCAATGGTACATCGTAAACCATGTCCATTATGTGAATCTGGATGTGTAAGTACTTCAATTCCAAAGTATTGACCTGCTCCTACTTCAATGAAGTTCCCACTATTATTTGTGGTGTGATTCCACTCACAAACACCTGTTGCAGAGCTTCCCGAAGGTCTAGAGAAAGTAGGGAGGGTGACAGCTTGGCTTGTGGTATTCCCTACCATATTTGCAACATTTGTATATGTGTTTAAAGCGAAAGAATAGTCGGTACTTGATGATGTACCTGCATGAAGCATTGTAAGTTGGATATTCGCAATTGCGATTATTGCTCCTGTTGTATTCTTAAACATAATGTGACAGTAATTACCCTGCGATGTTGCGCTTGCACTAGCATTCACACTTCGGATGTCTGGGTGCTCATTTCCTGTTGCTGTCAACTTGCCTTCTATTGACTGATCAGCAGATTGTGTATAGATAAGACGCTCGATCTCTAGGATTTTACCTTGAGAGTTAAAAGTAGATCCAACTTTGAGGACTCCTCCTCTAACCGAGTTTGTAGGAACGTCATCTTGAGTCATAATGACTTCAAGACCACCTGCATTGTCTCGCTTTAGTTTGAAAGTACTTGCTGACTGATCATACATGATTTGAGGTATTTCACTACCCCCACGTCTAAAGTTGATAATGGCATCTTCTGCAACATTATCTTCGTTCAAAGTAAGGTTGCCATCAATCGCCACATCTGTTGCGAGTTGAGCATCAACTTCAACGTTATTCCCGTTTGTCGCTACTGCAAAAGCTACGTTTGAGTCTGTAGACTTAAAAACAAGGTCTCCCGCTCCAGAGTCTAGAGTTTGAGTTGTTCCACCAACGGTCACCTCAATGTTCCCACCGCTAGGTACTGCATTTACCCATTTGTTGCCGTTATATTTAAGGAACTCTCCGTTAGACAGTGTGCCAAGAGATACACCCGTAAGATCATTAAGTTCGGTATCATCAATTGCAGACACCCACTCATGCGCCTTTGTATGCCAATCTCTTTCGCCCTTTGCAGGCTTCTCTAAGCCTCGATTCGTACTGTTCACCCGAACGGTCACAAAAGAGGAGTTCGGTGCTACAATCTGGTCGGTAGCACTCTTCTCTCCAGTAGTAGAGTTTGTAGCAATCACCATAATTCGGTAATTGCCCCATACATCGATATTGTTCAACCTCGGTTCTTGTATTGAGGAATCACTGAAGGAGGCATTGCTCCCGCTAGGCTTATCTACGAACGACCAATTGTAGGAGAACGATGCATTGGTGTCACTGTCATCGACAGCAACGGCAAAGAGTGCCTGTGTTGTTGTTAAGTCTACTTGTGGGATTTCAGCATCTACTAGATTATTATATTGATTGTTGATAGACGCGGTACTTGCGTATACTGTAATAGCCATTGTGCCTCCTTACGGTTTAATGAGTTCAAAGTCAATTTTTACAGGGATTCTGACCACTGTAGTAAAAGGAGATGAATCATACTCATCATTAAAATAGTCATAAACCCCCGATAAAGAGACTTTAATCCCTTTAAAAGCAGTAGAAGTGTCACTTAGGTTTTGATACGTATTACTTGATACCTTAAAGATATCATTGTAATTTGCACTCGAAGTAATGTCATCGGAAAAAGGTTGAGCGTGAATAGGACGCATGAAATGGTTAGGAGCATCTTCCTTAAGTGCAAGGGCATTCACGACATCTACACTCATACGTATCCCATAACCAGAGTAAGTATCTCCAAAGTCAATAGCGAGTACTGAGTTTGCAAGACTCCAACGGTCAGCGTCCCAACTACTAATAGCGGTTGTTGAAGGTAGAGTATGTAAGAACTCATAATCGTAATATGCGGAGATTCCAGAACTTAAAGTAGATCCATCGTTTGCATTAATATAAAAATCTGTTTCGATGGTGTGGCTATCGTTTGCTGGGTCAGATATCAAAGTGAAGATGACAGAGCCTTTTTTGTTACTATTTAGACGCTCTTCTAAATTACTACCTCTTTGGTACAAGGCATCAAGAGATAAGTAAGGAAGCCCGTTAAACGGGGAAGTTGATGTGCTAGGGATACCTGCATCCGCAGACCCGTTCCCACGAATATCCACAATTTGTTTGCGAATGGTTCTAAGAGCAGTCCGTAATCCACCTTCAAAAAGTAAGGATGCAAATCCCGAACTACTATCCAGTGTAAAGTCTCCATCGGTGAAGTACACGTCATCAGCAAAAGTGTACAATTCAATTGATTGAGATGCACTAGGTAGTTCAACAACATCGTTATTCACGTCCCAATCAATGATTCGCCCTATTTTAGTATATCCTCCTGCGGGAGTGGTGTGATTTAGTGTAAATTCCACCGCATACTTAAAACGAGTATCTACTGGGTTTGTTGTTTCCGTGTCATCTGATGTATCCCAAAAACGACGGTTATCTAGTGTGGTAGCAAATTCGCTTTTTCTAACCCAAATATAAGGAAATAGCGTGTTATTACTCGGATTAAACCCAGAGGTGCGTGGCCCATCGGGAAGGGCGTTGTTGCTACCATAATACGTTTGAACCGCTTGGAGTGCTGAAGCGTAATTTAAGTCACCATTGTTTGGAAGACTTGCATCAAAAGCGATCATTCGATTTTCTAAAGATCCTGTGTAATCAACATCAATATGGGATTCTATATAGATAAAGTCGGGGAACACAATATTAGGTGAACTAATGCTTATATTAGATTTATTAGGGATCGTTAATAAACCCGAAATTCCCCCAATAAGATTACCGAACGCTTTTGCCATGTACGTGTACATATTATCTTGAAGTGCGTTTACATCAACAAGGTCAAGACGTTCAAGAGCGTGAAACTTTACTTTGTTCTCCATTTTTAGTCCTCCGAAGCATTCGTGATCGTAATTTTACCACTGTCTGTTCTTATAGCATGAGTTGGGTCAGATGGGAATTGGTTTTCAAGACGAGTAGAAGAGTTTTGAGCGAAGAACTTGATGTCCCTTACCCCCTCAACATCTTTACATTGCGCGATGAGATCAGAGATATACAACGGTTCACTTGGTGCAAGGTTATTAACAAAGTCAACAATGGCAGTTCGAACTTGCACTTCAATTGGGTCAAAGAGGTACCCAACGTCTGCACTTAAGTACACATCACAACTAAAGTCTTGTTTCTCTGCAACCTTCACTACACAACGAGTCCCCGAAGCTCTAAACCCTGTTAGTACGCTTGCGTTGTCAACATCCCCTTCGATCTCGCTTTGAAGTTCAGAGATAAACCCTGTATACACGTTGTATCCACTAATTTCCCAAGTGTAGCCTGCTTGGAGGACACCTTCAGCGACATACAAGATACCACGTTCTGGAATGGAGGTGATTTGATCTGCGTTGACATTCACGACATTCCCTGCGTTTCGAACAACAAGGTTGGCTGTTGTAATTGGGGCAGTTGCGGGAGCTTCGTGAAAAAGAACACGATATCCGCTTGTAGGAACAGTACCTGTCGTCGTGGTGCCTTCAGTGGATACCGATTCAACATCGAGTCCACTTCCATCATCAACAACAAGTTCGGAGACGGAAGGAGTCTCTGGATTTTCGAAGATACGTGCGAACTTCATTTTGTCTCCATTTGAGGAGATAAAAGAAAGGGCGAGGAACTCTAACGAGGATGTGGAGCACCGACTTAAAGATCTGAGGTAATTGTATGCACGTTGCTTCAATTGGTCATCAGACTCTTCGTCTCCACCGTTCGATAGAGGTTGCGTATTTGTCACCTCAATCACCTCATCGGGCATTGAGACAATGACACTAATGGTGCCTGCACTCGTGTTCCCAGAGAACCCTGCATTGGTCGCAACAATCTGCACGTTCTCAACTACACCATTATTTGCAGGGATAATCACGTCGGAGGTCGTCCGATACTTGATTCCTGCAACGGTACTTACAACACTGTTTGCGGGAATCGTTAAAGCACTTGTGTATGGCAGGCTTCTAGTAATCTTTAGTGTACTTGCACTCGCATTGGTCGCAGGGAGTCTTGAAATACCTGCAGGAGGCAATTCTGCGACTCTTTCATCAAGTTCTGCACCTGTGGCTCCCGCAAGGAAGAAAGCCTCTCTTACATTGAAGATACGACGCTCTGCACTTGCTAACTCGTGTGAAAAAGCAGAGAGCAGAGTATTCAGAACCGATCCCGCTTGGATATCATTCAAGTCGGTTCGCCCTATGGTCATTGCTCTCAAGTCTCTAAGGATCTCATTATGAGATTTCGGGGTATATGGCATTTTAGTCTCCTACTGGTACAATGATATTAACAGAATCCCCTTCAAATGGCACTACATTTAGATCAAGAAATGCACGATCATCTTCTTGCTCAAGTTTCACATCAGATACACTGAGGACACGAGGATCTCTAAGTAATTGGTCAACAACTTGTAGCGAGATAAATGCATTCGGTGTTGTTGTCCCAATGATATCGGGGAATCCGTACTCCGCGTCATCAATAAGCCCTCCTTGAAAGGTTCTTATCCTGTTTGTTACCGCTTGTACAAAGTTATCTTCCCCAGACACAAGTTTTAGGTCTCCACCTAGCAATTGAAGATCCCCATCAACGAGGGCAATATCAGTAAGAAGTGTGCTTCCGTTACCTACGATATTAGGTATAGCAGAGACACCAAGTTGTGTGGGTTCACTCGGCAGAAAAATCGTGTCCCCTGCACTCGGTGGATACCCCGAACTTGTTGTGTTTGCATCCAACCAATCGTTAAGGTCTGCGATTTCTGTCCAACGGTTCACGTCGTTGTACACGCTGACTGCAACACGATACAGGTTTTCACCTGCACGCAATATGTACTTATACTTAGGTTGTTCCTGCCCATCGTTTGTAGATACAACGTTATCTGTCGTTTGGAAAGAAGCTAACGTGGAGTACCCATTATCTTTATCAAGGAAGGAGCCTCCACTTACTCTGCTATTCGATACACGGTACGACTGAAGATTGTACACGTTATACAACCCGATGAGTAGCTCAAGTTGATACACGTTTTCTTCTGCTTGAAGTGCAAGAGACTCTTCACTTAAACCAAGTTCAATCAGCGTGTTTTTCACATCGGTGAAACCATCATTAATTTGATTCTCTGCATAGAAGGAAGGGAAATCATCTGTGAAGATACTTTTAACTTCGTCTCCAATTTTGACGATTGTCGTCCCCACTTCGTAAATCGTATCAATTGCTTTGAGGACAGTATTCCTAGTAGATTGAACTGCTCCCCTAGCAGATTGAGCAATGTTCAAGACAGAGCGTGATGCACGAGACACACTATTGAATAGTTCACGTACGGGACGGTTGAAAGAGTCCACTTGTTGTTCAATAAAAGTATCTAGGTCATTGGCTACAACTGTAAAACCGTCTATAGTGCTTGTTAAATCGGCAAAGAATTGTTCAAAATCGTTTAGTTTTAGCTCTAGTTTTACTTCGGAATAACAAACGAGTTCAAGTTGCCACGTATACCCTAGTCTACTCCCGCTTACGGAGGAGTTATACGTAAATGCTACAGGGAATGCATCCCGATAATGCTTCCCTTTTTGTAGGTCAAAGAAGTCAATACTACGACCATCTTCTCGGTACTTCTGTAAGAACTCCTCAAAAGATTGAAGGATCTTTTCTATAGAGGCTAGTGTCTTCACCCCATTTATATCTACGAAGTTTCTTTTTGCAACACCAGAGAACCCTTCAATAGAGATTGTCCAATGCACTTTATTGCTACGCCTAGAAAGAGGAGTCCCATCAATGGAGTAGAAGTGCTCATGCACTGTCTGCTGGTTGACAGTGACAGCGTTAGGTTGGTTTGGAAGGAGAAATGTGTTCGTGAAGTTCTTAAAAAAGTAGTCTATGCGTGCACTCTCATTAGGCTCAAGTAACATGGTGTGTCTCCTACGGAATCTTGATGGATGTGTTTTGCGTGGACTCGCAATCTGATTTTGCCACAGCGGAACTTGAAATGTTAGTAGAAAGTGGCACTTGATATGTAGCTAATACTGCCCGCGTTAGAGGGTCAGTTTGAGCACTTGTCATTACAGGGCCGAGTAACTTTTCTACGGCACCTGTCAAAGTATTGATCCGAGCTTCCATCTCAGCAATGTACTCAAACAGTTCGTCTAAGAAAGGTTGTCCATTCAAGATGTAGTTTTCACTTGTCCCTTGTTGGCTTATTCTAAGCACTCCTTCATTGAGTTGTAGTCTCATATTGGGAGACTTTAGAGTAAGGTCATGCACTGGAGACATATTAATGGTGCTATTTGTGTTCCTAAGCACCGTTTCAGTGTGATGGTGCCCATTGTAATCCGCATCCATATTCAAAGAGGTTTGTGCAGAGGTGCTCACCGCCACTTGATCAGCGTTATCGGGTATGCCTCCAATAATATAATAGACTTTACCTCGATTTACGGAGGAGATAACAACTTCTGCCCCTTCAGAGACAGGAGACATCATGTACTTAGCATCGAACCCTCCACAAGAAGAAGATACGAAACACGGGAAGTACACAGCACCGTTTGGAGTGGTTACTGTATACATTGGGGAGCCATCTAAGGCTTCCTCTACTTTAATGACGGTTCCTGCGTATATCATTTTGTTCCCTTATTTTTAGGTCTTGCAGTATTTTCTTCTTGTATATCGGGTTCAACAAAGGAAGCAACTTCATTCTCGAAATTTCCACGCTCGAAGTCGTACACATACGTTGCACTCATCACGCCTTCTTCACTCATCCTAAAGCTTTTTGTGACTCTATGTATGTAAAAGGTAAAACTGTCAGAACGCACCCATTGCCCTGCGACCAGAGGAGTACCCCCTTCTTGAGTAATTGACCCCCTACAGAATTTACTACCTTCACCAATAGTGAGGTAAATGCGCTGTGCTAATGCATTGTGCAGACGAAGGTTCTTTTGTTGTATCGCCTTAGTTTTACCCTTAGCAAATACAAAAGGCGAGGTGACCGAAAAACTACGAAGCCCTCTGTGATTAATATCCTCTGCATTGTAAATCGGAACCGTATTTTTACGAAAGAAGTTTCTTTGGTGTCCGTTTGCATCAGCAAAAGGATTCTCTACAAAAACAAGGTTTATGTGGTCTTCTTCATCGAAGGAGTATCTAAGCTCCGTAACTCGTTTACGATCAAGGGACGGTACAAATGTACCTCTTATTTGAGGAAAGAACTCTTGAAACAACGCATACTCGTAATCACGTGTCGGGTTCACAGGTTTATATCTAAACATGATGCTTAATTGAGGAAGACCATCTAGAAGTCTCGTGAAACAAAACAATTCAAAGAACTGAGGGAGCACATTGAATAATTGGTTAATAATCGCCCAATGAGACATATTGTTTGCGTATGCACCTTGATATTGAGTGAGGAGCACTCCATTAATCACATTTTCTGGGCCATCTTCGTACGGGGTATCTTCGGAGAGAATATTCCCATCAAAAATACTAATCAAGTCTCCTAACCTAAAGCCTTTATATTTATAATGTGCAAGTTGTTCTATGAACTTCCCAAGTACTATGGCAGGACGAGACTGTTCTTCTAGCTCTTCCCGCAAAACTTTTAGGATACCAGAATTATAATCTGCTATTCTGAAGACTGCGCTTTTGTCCACATCGGGGAGATTGGTGACTGCCTGCTTAAACTCCCCTCGCATTAGAAGGTATGCCCACGATACACAAGAGATTGTGATGTGAGTAATTCTCACCCCGTTGGAGAGAGTGTGCTGACTTTGACTAAGTGCACGAATCAATCCAAAGAACACCGTTCCTTCATCCCCTATGATGGTCACGAATTGTCCAGTCTCAAAGTTGAAGGTATTTTCTGCCTCCATCTCAATGGATGCACTCCCGTAAGGCGCACTCCGAATCGTGTCCTCGATACGAACTGACTTTACTTGGGACTTGTACTCTGCCCCATTGATATCAACGCTTAGTTTTACAGGTTTTATGTTCATAATAGATTCTCAAGTGCTTTTCTTAGACCGTGATCTTGAAAGTCACGTAAGAAATCAGCCATTCCACTAATCAAGACATTCGTTTTTGCTACTACTGTTGTTAAATCAGTCACTGCGCTCCCAATATTCTCAATTTGGGATGCTTTAACCATTGTTTTTAGTACCGCTTCTTGATACTTAGTGTCCGCTGTTAACATCGCATCGAGTTTGGTGATCATGCTTTCACCATCTTTACCTGTTGTAGAGTAAAGTTGTTTAATATCTGCCTGTTGTCTTTGAGCAAGTCTACGAGATACAACGAGTGAGTTCTCAGTAATCGTTTCTGGTATGTCAGTATCAAACTCTCCTCCTCCTCTTGCTTTACGGATTTGCCGGATTTGCCGTACTTGCCCTGTTGTAAATTGTTTACCTGTTAACGCAATGTTAATAAGCTCGTCGGACATTCCTTGTCCTTCTAACGTAGTTAATAGTTCTCTTGGAGAGCCACTAATCCGTTCTGAGATCCCTACCGCTTTGAAAAGATCACCACCTGCTTGTTCAAAAGCGGAAGCTTGTATCGCAAGGTCTACCATCCCTCCAAACATAGAAGTCAACCCTTGTCCTGCTTGTAGTGCTGTCCCTTGTACCTTACCTAATGTTGCAAGTCCTGCTTCTACCCCGACACCCATACTTTGAACTCTACTTGCAGTGTCCCGTAAAAAGTTCCCTCCTATTCCAAGTCCTGCAACCCTTCGACCTCTAGTAAAGTCTGCGATCCGAGATGCAAAATCCATCGCTTGGTTTCCTCGCATTCCAGACTTATTCATAAGACCGATGACATCACGAGAGCCAAGCCCTGCATTGAGCATCCCAAGTTGTCCTCCAATTTGAGCTACTTGGGAAGGGTTTATTCCCCGTACAGCCAAACTAGAAAGATCTGAGATAGAGAAGGAATTATTTGGGTCTGCTACACCAACATCTTTTAGTAGAGATGCAGATTGACTAGGACTAATACCGAGTTCTGTACTTAGACCCATAATGGTGTCTACAGTATATCCACTCTCCATCAACCTGCCTTGTTGACGCATTTGTCCTGTATTGAGGAATTGTGCTTGCAAAGCAGTTAATTCCATCTCTGCACCCTGCCCTGCAATATTCCTAAGCATTTGCATAGGCAATGCAGTTAATGCCCCTACAGGGACACCGAAAGGGTTGATTGAACCAATAGATTGTGCGATGGAGGATCCCCCTGCTACTCCCATTGCCATATTGAATGCGCCACCTATTGCACGCCTAGCCATTCGCCCGCTAAAATTAGCAAGGCGTAGCACATCCCCTCGATGCATCGCTCCTAATGCAAACTCGGTGAGTCCACCTTTCCTTCGGCCTCCTGCCATCTTTTCTCGATGTTGTTCCCTTCGTTCCTCTATTTTTATTTGGTGCTCTTGCGCATCTTTCTGCTTCTCCATCGCAAGTTCATGCTGTAGTTGAATGTGCCCTTGTCGAATCATTCCACCGCGTTCTTGTCTCATGATTGAGCGTTCATGGGCAGTTTCTTTTTGACCTGCTGTATATTCATCTCGCGCGGTAGTGAATTGTTGACGATCTCTTTGCTGTTCCATCGCAAGATCGTGTCTTTTTTGAATAAGATCGCCTTTTGATTCTTGAGGCTTTGCACTTTTCGTTAGGTCTTTGAGTGCGTTCGATAGTTCTTTGACGACAGTCGTCAAGTCAGAGAAAGATTGTTGGACTTGAGGCTCTCCTCCTTTTACCTGTTTATTTGCACGAGAAAATGCTTTCTTTTCACTCTCAGATTCGGGTTCTAGACGTTGGCCTTGTATGATCGGGACAGTGTGTCCTGCCTCCGACCCTAATTGTTGTTGAGCAATCCCTAAAGCCTCCGAGAAAGCCATTGGCTTACTCACGTTTCGCTTTACTTGTCCTGCGATCAATTTACCTGCAAAAAGCTCTCCTTTAGTTGCCTCGTCTGGAAGATCTGCCACGGATCCAAAACCGAGTTGTTCAGCGTGGCTCTGTGCCCTTGCAAATTGATCACCCGTATAAGCTTCTGCTTGTCTACTCACTTCTTGTCGTGCACCTGCCATAGTTGTTGGTGTAGACATTGGAGGAGCATATCCACGAGACTCAAAAACATCAGCGAGTGCTCTAGCAGGATCACTATGTTGTTGGTACGCTTGTTCTAATTTCCTAAGATCTTGATTGTTGCGTCGTTCAAAGAACTCTTGCGCTACACTCCCATGTTGCATCAATCCGATTGACTGATAGTGCTCTGGCCCGACAGCACTAAAATCAAGAGGGATAGGACGCAAAGTACGTGTCGGATCAAAAGGCCCAGAAGTCGATGCACGTGCGAGAGTAGCACTAAACCCTGCTTGGTCTTGCAGGATTTGAGCTTGTTGTTGCTTGTCTGTTATCCGTGTCCCTGCAGGATATCCTTGTGCGACTCCAAAGGGGGAGTTAGGATTTGTCAAATCTGTCGAGGATGGCATTGAAATCTTCTCCCTCTCTCAAGGCTTGTTCCATTTGATTGATGAACTCATCATTAGAGTTTAACTCAATTTGTTCATTAATCAAAGTCTCTTTTATAATGTTATCCCAAGATTCATTATTAAGAGTGAGAAGAGCAAACTCTACATTTTCGCTGGCGTACAAATCATGCTGATTCGGGAGGCTCATCTTTCGAAAGTGCGGGACAAGTAATTGATACTCGTTTCTCTGCCGAGCCATCCGCACTCTTTCTAGCATTTCCGCGAAAGTAACGGGTTTCATGCTCCACTAAGATCGTGTTGATCTCAGCAAGTAGTTGATCATCTTCCCCGATCCATTCAGAAATGAAGTCGGGAGCTTCTTTAATTTGAGTAAGACATCTGGATAAGGCATCAATCCGAAGTCTTTCTGCATAGCTCAAATTATCAAAGAGTACACCCGCACACAGCTTTTGTATCACTCGTTGTTGTGTGAGACGGTCATCACCATCCATGATCTTAGAGACCAGTTTTTGGTTATAACTTTTCCCATCGGGTGCATCGAACTCGATTTCAAACTCAAGTTCACGGGGAATCAAATCAAACTTGGGGGTACTTACTTCTTCGTAGTTACGTGATTCTTCAACGACTTCACGTAAATCAATCTTCTTTTTCGCCATTGTTTTCTCCATATATAAAAGGCTAATCCTTTTTATACATGAACAAATTTATTTAGGCAAGAGGTTCAGCATCTAATTCTACAAGTCGGAGAGCTTCGCAAGACACGTTTACACCCATAAGTGTTCCACGAGTCAATGCAAAAGATTGAGATGATGGACGGCATCCAACGACGCGGTATCGTGCTTTTGCATCATCTGCAGGGAAACTATCTTGAATCTCAAGGTCAAAACCTTTTTCAAAGAAGTCTGTGATCGTCTCAGTTGCGTCTGATTCGCTTGCATTTTCCCCTACGTTCGGGATCAATGATCGAGAAACTGCGCCACCTCCACGATTACCTTCTGCGCCCTCAGCACCGTTGTTATTCACCATACGGATAAAGGTGATTACTACATTAACGATGCGACCAATCGGCTCAATGTCTCTTGAGTCGATTTCACCGAGAACGTCAATCCGTTGTAGACCGTATACTTCATTTACAGAGACACCTGTAGCATACCCGATTGTTTGGTCACCGATTTTAACGATGGCGTTAGCACCATTTACTGCTCTAATATTATTGAAAGCCATTTTATTGCTCCTATCCTACGTTGATTGTGGCGACAATGAAGTTCAAAGGTTGAATGACAGAGATTCCGAAAGATACGTTCGCAGTGTCATCAGAGATAGACACGTCAATATCCTTGAAACTAAGAATGAATCCGACTTTAGTAAGATCTCGGAGAGTGGTACTTACAATACGTCGAATATCGTTTGCTTTTCCGCCTGTGACCTTTGTTCCGATTTGAGACTGAAGGTCTGCACGTACAGTACGTACCGCAATGTTAAGAGACTCGTTTGCAGATACTTCGCTGAATACTTTGTTGTCATCTAAGTATGTGGTTACACTTCGCTCAACATTCAAACCTGTCCCTCTAGGATCAGTGAGAAGAACAATTCCTCGTTGGATAGCAAGATTTGCTTTTGCTTCAACATCAAAGTTTTGCACAGTTTCAACGATGAGAGGTGTAGGGCGTTTGCGAGTAAGAGGTGTCCCAACAGAGGTCGCACCTTGCATACTTGCGAGCACCAAAGCAAGATACTCTGGGCCATAGGTCTTCCCATTAGTTAACTTGATTGATTGGTTAACAACAGCAACATTGCGATCATTCAAGACTCTACTAAATTGAGTGTATGTATTTTCAACGGTAAGGTTGCTAGTTGCGCCAACCCATACGTTGCGCTCATTTCCGTTATTAGATGCAGAATCAATTGCGTGTTGTCGTGCCATTTTGTGAATATCAATATCAGTCGTCAAGGGTACAACAATGTTAACATTCTTGGCCTTTAATGAGTCGAATGCTGATTGGTACTCACTATCCGAGATTGATGTAGCTTTAGAACCGAAAGAGAGTCGTTGGTAATCAGAACTCGCAGTAAATGCACCACGTGTTTGCAAAGTGGCTTCAACATAACTTGATGTATTGAACCAGTCAGCAATCGTTTGTGCATTTTTTGTGAAGTTTACGGTGGTTGACAAACAACTTGTTTCTGTAAGCTCGTCAAGATTGAGTCCTGTAGTCTTTCTTGCAGGAGTAGTCACTGCAAAAGTTCCTGTCAGATCCTCGTTCAAGTTTACTACGTTGTTTAGTTCTGCACCGAAGTCAGAGATATCAGCGAGTGCCTTTGTGTAAACAGGGAAAGTGATTGTTGCATCCCCATCAAAAAATGCATCTTGAGCAGTGATACTTGTAATCGAACTGAAACTTGCAGTTGAAGTTACAGTATCTGCACCAATCGCCATTGTCACGGTTTCAGTTGTTGCGACACCTGCAAGGTTTACACCTACAATTTCAAATACAGAAGCATTATCTGCTTGCACAGAACTGCTTGCGATTGTAACTTGTCCACTTGCGACAGTAGTATCAAGTACAAGATCACCTTCTGCAGTCACTGTTGCGTTGTTAGGCGTGAGTTTACCTGTGATTACGAAGTTGGTAGCATCAATCTTAACATCCATCCCATTGAAGGTTTCAGATTGGGACGCTGTATACGCAATGTCTGCGATATTGCCTTCACCGATACCTACTGCTTTTTCAACGTCTTCAGCACCAAGTCGAACGTAAAGATTGTATAGGTCTCCGCTTTCTTCAACTTTTACTTTGATGCGATTACCGAATACTCCATACAGCTTTGAGGAAACAAGGATACTCCCTAGATCCTTACTTGCTTGTGTACTCCGATTCGCATTGACAATAGTCAAGGATTGTACACTTGAGTTAAGGTCTGCAGTAGGACGATAAACGAGGTCAGCGATTAACTCTAGATTCTCATTTGAGTTCAAAAAGTACGCATTTTGCTCTAGTTTATTTGTGAAGGTTTTTGGAGTGTCGGGCTTTAGTTCGGGGAAGTCTCCCACGATTGCGACAGCACCTGTACTCGCTTGCGCTGGCCCTTCATCAACCAATACGTTTACGTACACGTTTGGTCGATACCGATTCTCAGTATTGTATTTAATAAATGAAGGCATTTTTCTGTCTCCTGTGTTAAAAAGTAGGTGTATTATACACTATCTGAAGATCCTTGTACATTGATGGTACTCAATTTAGTGGATGCACCTATATCATCAAGTTGTTCAATTTTTAGAGGTATCTCAAGAAGGTGCAACCCAGAGTACCTAAGTTGTCTTCCGTACGTTGCCAAGTTCTCCCCTCTCAAACCTGCTTCGGGGATCAAAGGGTTTGCACCAATGTACAAAATGTTTTGGAACCCCCCTTTGATAAGGACTTGCGTAAACAAGAGGACACTCGCTTGGATCACGGTTTGCAGGAGTCGAGTTGTCTCCATCGACTCGGTGTACACATTGATCACAGCTTCTTGGCTCGTGAATATATGCGCAAAATCGGAGCCTCCGTTTTGCCCTAGCCCTTGTTGATCATAGAACTGCTCACTCGACTGGATGGTGATCAACGGAAGTTTTCCTGCTGTTCTAGGTTGGAAAGAACTATCAAAGGCGACAGTCTCGTTTTGCAACGTGCTAAACATACGGTCTCGCATGGCAGTTGCCACGTGCGGGAACAAAGGGTCGAACAAGGTTCGATTTGCTTTGTAGTAATTAATCCCGTTTCCGATAATGTGCATTAGATACAGATCAAACATTAGGTTGCTCCTTCTAAGAACTCTAGTTTCGCTTGGATCCGAATCGGGAGTGGAGTATTCACTTCGACTGTTTGCTTAAATCGGACGTGAGTATCCCGAACGGAGTTAGGGAACCCTACGCAGATATAACTAGGATGGATGTAGTATGAGAAAGTGAACTTGGTGACGTTTTCGGGCTTCTGGTTGGCACGCCAACTAATCTCGTTATCTAAAACATCGAAGTGTATACCTTCTTCAAGTTCTGCATCAACTGTTAGATTGTTTACAGCGTATGAGCAATAGGTTACACCTACGGTTTTATTCCCACCTACAAGTGCTAGTGTCCTTCGCTGGATTGGGAAACGGAGCGCAAGAGTATTTTGCCCATTATCCTCAATCGTTTCTTGATACAGCATTACACTGTCCAACAATTCGAAACGATCCCCGAATGCGGGTAGGTGCTCTGGATTTAACGTAAGGTTGATTACCCCGTCTCTGTACCCACCGAATCGGGCATTGAGGTAATCGCCTTCTGCTCCCGTAACCACCGCTTGTATATCCTGTGGAGAGTGATAGATCTTACCACCGCCGTCACAGACAGTGCAGGCATTTTGATTTGAGTAATCAATGGACTTGTCGGGAGCATTCGCCCCTATATAATCAATATCCATGTTCAAGTCTTCAGTCTTGACACTACAAGGACATTGCGCAGTCTGCGTCCATTTTACATTCAGCCCTTTTTGAGCAATGAGTTTTCGAAACTCAACGTCTCTAAAGTCTGCACGAGTTTTAGTTAAACTTGGTTCGGGAAGTGTAAAATCCATGTTACCTCGAATAGATACTCATTTGCCGATACTTACCTCTAAGTATAGACATAATGCTTTTAAGTTCACGTTCGTACGCTCGAAGTCGTGCACCGTACCCTGCGTTTGTTGCGCTGGATGTGGTACTAATCGTTTGAGATAACCCGTCAATCCCAACGTGTTGTTGTGCGATACCTGCACCCGCAATCAAGTCACCTGCCACATTCAAAGGGAGATAACTCGCTACAAGTTGACACGCTCGAAGGATCATGGGGTCGAGATTATTGACTGAGTATTCAAATGTGAGATCACCAGTAGTTGGTGCAGTCCTCGCTCCTACTGTAATAGATGTGGAACTCGATCCGATCATGCGGAGTCCTGCTCCCCCGTTTGCATCTCCTATAATTTTAAACTCTGGATATACAGCAGTATTAAACGTATTCGCAAGATTGATTGTTACTTCATCGTCATTTTGAGGAATTGTTGCTGTCCCCTCTTCAAAGGTGAACCCAGCAGTGTAATCTATGGAGAAGTAAAGCGGGAAGGTTGAATAAGGTGAGAATACATCCCCAACGAGAAAGGGAACACCCGATACAAATCGGAGGCTTCCTGCCGTTGCGGACGTAGGGATCAAATTGATCTTAGAGTGGAGATGACTCCCGATTGTCGCGTAATCGACAGGGAGTTCCGCTTTCTCGGTGTTCCCTACTCGAATACTAATTTTATCAATTGATTTCAAAGGTTTCAAATCAAGAGACATAAGGTAGTGGCTATGCCGATCCTGTAGATCTACATCGTGCCTCTCCCCCTTAATGGAGAAAGGTGAGATCATAATCCCTAAATCCAGTTCTACCATCGCAACAGCTTGCTCAATAGACTTCTCAAAGATGTCATCGGGGAAGTCAGAACCGTCGTCAAGTGTAAGGTCTACACCTGCAATCGTTGTGTCTTTTAAAAACTGTACTGTAAGAATATCGAATATTGATTTAGCCATCACCACTCCTCAGAAAATGATGACTAAATCAAGGCATCAATCTTCTTTCTTTTTACGTGAACGTGTTCGCTTTTTTGGTGATGATACCACTTTTTCTTCAGTTTTGGAAGTAGAAGAATCAAAAGCGAATACGTGCGGAGCGTTTGCTAACTTACGCGCAAGTCCTTCCGAAACAGGAGATAAAACACAACCATTGGAATCAAGATCAATTCGTTCCCCTGCAAAGCGAATACTTGTTGCTTGGGGTACGAGTGAGAGTCTTATTTTATATTTCCACATGGTTATTTATGTCCTATCTTAGAATTTTGCTGTTAAGTAGTTGATCCCGTCATCACCGAGTCCAGAAGTATCCGTGAATCCAGCTTGCTCAAGAACGAACATCTTCTTAGGAAGTTTAACAAGAGGTGATCCGAACAACATGAGTAAGAATGGTTTAACAGTCGAAGTCTCTGCAAGAGGACGACGAATGAGATCCATTAAACGAACGAATTGAAGTGCATCTGGAGTATGTTGCGCAAATACAATCGGAGAGCTGTTGTACGCATCATCACCTGTGATATATACGAAATCAGTACCACCCGCAACTTCTTTGATCTTCTTAAGAGTAGAGAGCGCACCGTCTTTTTTACTAATGTATACACGGTAGTAAAGAATACCTGCATCAGACGCATCAAAATCAACTTTAATCTTTTCGTTGTTATTCGCTGTTGTCACTGTTGCACTAAGTGTACTCCGTTGAGCACCCTTTGCATCAATTGCAACAACTTCTACATAATATGCACCATTTTCAACTCTTGTTTGTTGAGTTGTTGCACCGTCACTAACAGCAGTGACCGCAGGATTAGCAAAAGTGCCACCAAAAGATCCGATATTTGCACTTGGGAAGTTTGAAGCAGTGTGCAAGAATGGAGCACTTTCAACTTTAACTTTACCGTAAGGAGCAGAGATAAAGATATCTTGTTGTCCGAAAGTGATTCCTTGAGCAGGATTACGAACGAACATATCATGTCTTCCGTTTTCAACAGATTGACGGATCAATTCTGAGTGAATGCGTGGTTCAACGTAGATGGTGTCTGGACGACCGTAGTTAGGACTTGCGTATACTTCACCGAGAACTTCTTGAAGAAGTAAAGGAGAAGGTACAGCACCCTTAAGGTCAAGGCTGTTTCCGTTATCTTTGATTTGTTTGATGATTCCATCGAAACCGTTGCTGTTCAAAGATTCGTTACCATGCCACAATTGTTGTTCAACTTTACGCATGAGGCTAAGAGTACCACGCTCAGTTTCTTCAGCAAGTGCATTTCGGTTGTCGCCAATCATTCCGACCATAGACGCAACGTCAGAGATTTGACGACGTTCTGCCATGTATTTGATCTTTACAGATTCACGAGAGTAGTTTCCTTGACCAGTAGCGAAGTCAGATCCACCGCCACCTTCAGCGATGAATGGGTCAAGATCAAGACCATGCTCGTCAACACGTACATACTCATGCAAAGTGTTGTTAACAGAAACTTTAGGAATGTTTTTCCAAAGTTTGATCTCGTCCATAGTGTGAGTCGCAACTGAAAGCATTCCTTCGATTGATTGAGGAACGAGTGCAGACAAAGAACCACCTGCATCGGGGGATGCGCCAGTTTGGTGTCCTACGTATCCGCTTGGCCCAGTTGGATCAGATTTACGAAGTGCTTCATTAAGACGAACTAAGTCTTCTACTTTTACCATTTCATTAGGTTGAAACATGGTATTCTCCTTACAGATTGATGTTTAAAGATTTTGCAACAACTTCTGGTGCGTAATTGCTTTCAAGTTGAGCAATACCTTTACGCAATTCTGCAAGTCGTTGGGGGTTTGAACAAGTTTGTAATTCCGCAATTGCAGTTTCAAGAACCATTGATTTAGAGATAACAACAGTTTCTTGTACTTCTGCAGGTGCAACTTCCGCTTCAGCAGTGACCGCTTTTTGGATAGGTTGGCTTGCAAGGTCATTTAAACCTTTTTCAAGATTTCCTTCCAAAGAATCAAGACGATTCACGAAAGAATCAAGTTTCTCATTGATGCTAGCAATTGATTTCTCAACAGCTTCAACAAGAGCCTTGTTTTGTTCAACGATAGCGTCTGCACCTTTAGAGATGATTTCGACTGCTTCATCGTCTTTGTTTAATGATTTAGAAAGATCTTCGATCAATGATTCAAGACGTTGACTATCAACAGTCTCTTCAACTGGTTTTTGTTCAGACATTTGAACCTCCAAAAAATAAAAGATTTTTAGGCATTATAATAAGATTTTGCCGAGTTTACAAGATTTAAAGCGAGTTCACGTGCTTTCTTCTCTCCTAATTGAGGGAATACTCGCATCATAACGTCTTTAATTTGATTTGTCGATACTTGGGGAGCCTTTTCGCCTTTTTGAGGCATGAGCATCATTTTCATGCGTTCCCCCATCATTTTCTCCATCTCAGACTTTAGACGTTCATACATTGTTTTCTCCATCTCTTTACCAAAGTCTTGTACGCTGACTTTTTCTTCTAGAGATTGAGGGACAAGTGGAGACAGACTTGCTTCGGGAGCAGGTTGGGCAGGAGTTTGGTACCCGATTGACTTCTCCATAATCAATTTATGAAGCTCGTCCATGACATCTTTGTTACAGATTTCGGGATGGGCTTCAAGGATTTCTTTAGCAATTTGCTTTGCGTTCATTAGTGACCTCGCAAGGAACTCAAGTTGCGCATCTGGATTAACAGGTGCTGAAGTAATAGCTACATTTAAGATTTTTGCTTTTGTGATAATCTTAGGGTTGACTGGATCGCGGGTCAGCACTTGTCCTTCAACTGAGAACCCGATCTTCCGATCAAGTTGAGCCTTTTCCATCGCAACACAGGTTTCGATAATGGTCTTCGCTAAAGGTTTCTCTGTCATCAGATAACCCTCGACACGGGTTGCCTGCTTTCCATCCAAGTTGACTCGCTCAACTTTTGTGGGTGCACCCACGATGAACTCAACTCCACCTTTATGCTCATAGTTGAAGTACCCTTTATCGAGGAAGTAAGAAAAGTCCATTCCCTCCTGCAAGATCATGTCGCCTTGTTGGTCAACGGTATCGGTGGAGATAATACCCCCGATTTTAGTGCGACCCTCTTCTTCAGATTTAACAAGTCCGAGAGGAAGCCATGTACTAAAAAGCTCAATGCTTTTATTTAATCCAGAGGTCTTGAATCCGTTCTCCTTCAAAAAAGCCTTGAACTCGTCAAGGGACATCTTCTTTTTGTCAGCACGAATGGATTGGAACTCTTCTTCTCCATCTTTTATTCCAACAATGACAGAAATCCCTTCGGGGAAGTTCTTTGGTTTGATTGTGCGGAACTTTTCAAAGAGGTCGGGGTCTTTGAGACGCGCAGTGTGGTAATTTTCGTATGGCATGATTATTTCCTTTTTTTCTTTAGTATACCATCTTTGAAGTATTTATTTAAGTGCCGAAGCACTTCTTTTTTATCCGCTTCTGTATACTCGCCATACGAGATAGGGATACCTAGATAGGTGAGTAATTCATCGGGGTCTTGTCCTGTGTACTCGCAAAGATGATACACTGCAAGATCAATAGCCTTGATTCGCATGACCTCAAGTCGGTCAATATATGCATCGGGAAGTTGCATAAAGCTAAGGTAGCTGAACCGACTTCCACGCATTACACTGTTGCAGTAATCAGCGCGAATGTCAAACCTTCCAAGTACAATATCCTTGTGTCGCTCATACCCGCAGACATACGTCATAATCCTTCGCTGTTGATGCTCACCGAGTCGATACCCATGTAAACTGACGAACTCATCAAAGCAAATCTGATTGATGACAGTCGCAATCCATTCTCGAATCTTTGTATTCTTTGCTGAGGTAAACTCGTGATGTGTCGCAAAAAGCAGAGATAGAACCGTCTTAGTTGTGTAAATGTTCCGTAAACCATGCGTAGGTTGTCCCTTTCGTCCTCTAGGGAGTTCTAGGACTCTGGCTTCGTTGCATTGTTCAATCATTCTTCTTATTGTCTTCTCGTGCACCTTCAAGATCTGAGCCATACCTTTTATGTTGAAGAACATATCACTCAGATTTGCTACTCGATAGATGTCTGTGCCAAAAAACTTCTCGATCATTTTTTCTCCAGTGTGTGAACCACGTGAACCACGTTCTATAGGACACTATAATATATATAAATAATATACGCCATATATATAAATTCACCCCTAAATTTAATTTATTTTTACTTTCTGACGCACCTATATACTGTGGTTCACGTGGTACACACCTTTAAATCAATTTAAACATAAGTTATCGAAAACACTACACATTTCAATATATTGTTTTTTTGGTAATTCGTAAGAACAAATTAACTCGATTTGCCACCCGTTTTTTTGTTCTGGTTTTTTTATGGACAAAAAATATCTATTTGTTTCAAGATGTATATGCTTATATAATAATCTATCTTTCATGGTAAGGAGCCTCAAAATGAACGATTTAACTTCTATTTTAGCAGAGATTATGCCTGCACTCATTTTTTGCGGAGGACTCCTTTGGAACTTCTCCAAGTCGATTACAAAGATTGAGGCTAAGTTACAAGCGTTGGAGCACCAACTGGATGATTGTAAAAAAGGGATCGAGGGTAATCGACAGGGTAGGTTAGAGATCTTCGGTGTGATCAATGGAACACTAAAGCCTAAAGATAATGAGTTAAGTGAACGATTAGCTAAAGTGGAAGTGCGTGTCATCGCCCCTAGTGAAGTATACACTCGTCTAGCCAAAATTGAGGCAGAGATTGAGAAGAAGTAGATGGAACACTCTTTTGTAATCCTCGTTATGATCGACATTGTAGATAGCACCAAAACTACGGAGAGACTTGGTGACTTTAAGATGAGTCAAAAGATGCGTCTTTATGACAGGATTAGTAGAGGGTTACTTATAAAGTGGAATGGACTTGAGATAGATAGGACAGACGGGTACCTCCTCCTTTTTGAGAATATGCGCGAGGCTTTAGAATACTCTACGGAGTATCATAAACTCGTGGAGCAACATCTAGGGTTTACAAGTCGCATTGGGATTCATGCAGGCATCGTCATCATGCATTCGAATGACACCTTCTTTGTAAGTCGAGGTGCTAAACCTATTGAGATCGAGGGTATCCAAAAGAGTGTATGCGCTCGGATCATGTCCCTTGCGAATGGAGGACAAACATTACTGTCTAGTCGTGCGGGACAAATTGCTATGAGTATCCGTGGAAAACTAAAAATGGCGGATATTGGAAAGTGGACATTCAAGGGAGTTAAGAAACCCATGCAACTTTACTCAATTTCATGGGATGCAAACCGTCTTAGGAGACCTAAAGGAAACCAAAAGGTTCAGATGGTGTCTCCTCCAAAATTAACTCCAGAGGAAAGACGTAGACAAAATGTAAGAAGGTACGTGGTCTACCCTATGTTACTTGCAACGTTATTGTGGGGATTACAACTTCTTGTTATTCTACGGTTCGTGTACCCGTTTAATGAGAACTTGATTAACCTTGAAAGATTTCTTGATTTTCTGCCTCAATTATTAGAATTTGATACGTACATCAATTTCTTTGATTGGATATGGGAATGGCTACTCCACTTGCTATCTTTTTTCTATGTTCCCTAATAGGCTGGTTCAAAGGTAACGCTAATAAAGTTGGTTTGTGTGACCTCTCTCTTTTAGAGTGGACGTTATACACAAGTATCCCAACGAGTTTTGCCATGTTATGGGCTTTTTGGAAGATACTAGATAAGTACGGGGCATGGACAGCGAATCTATGGATTGCCTGTATTGGGCTAGGTGTCACTCTTTGCATGAACACTGTGTGGTATGGAATCGAACCGAAGAAGGCTTTGGCCTTACTTGCGATTCTTGTTATCTCTATGATTGCTCGATGAACTTCGCAGGGAGTTCCCCTTGGTTCCGTTCCCGCACTTTTTCAAACCATTCTAGCACTTGATAAAAAGTGTACTCTGGATACTTCAGTATAATCTCGTGAGGATCCCGTATATAAACGATGGCACTAAAAACGTGCAAAGGAATCCCCTTACTTAAAGTAAGATGGTGTCTTTTCAAGTCCGCATTAAAAATAAGAACCAGATCGAGGTCTGATCCGCACCGAATAATCGCTTCTCTACGCTTCGTGAAGGACATAATCTTTAATCTCTTGGTTTATATCTAGGTAGTTATCGTGAACCGTCTCAAACTCAACATTACCATCTACAGTGTATATCTCAAGGATACGAACATCATCTACTGCGACAGTGATCTTTGCTTTTAAGTTAAGGGATTGGAAAAACTTTATTTTTGCAGAGATCCAATCAAAACGATCAACTAATGCGTAGTCGAAGTGGTTGTTATCGTTGCAGGTACAAATTACTTTCATGTTCATAGGAGCACCAGCTCTCGGTTCACAATCATAAACTTGATGGAGGAGGTGTACTTGTCTTCCCAAATGGAATAAAGGTAGGCTTCCAACGGTATCCCTTTTGGAAGTGCAGGATAGTCTTTAGGCTCGAATCTTGAGAGTTTATGTACCACAATTGTAGAGAAACATTTTGGCGAGTGGTAACTTCCCTTTTTGTCAAATGCGCTTAATAAAGTCTGCTTGTTAAAAATCATAATAGACTCCTTTCGTTAGTATAACGATGGAGGCTCCTTAAATCTTTTCAAAAAGATCTTTATCTGCAGTTTTTGTTGTCTTGCCACCGCTTAAGAACGAGTAAACACGAGCTTTTGCCCACTGTTGAGCTGTTGCTCCTACACGATGCCCACTTGTTGCCCAAGCTTTTAATCCTCGATCATAGACTTGCTCTAGTATCCTTTTGGATACGCCACTGACCTTTGCAGATGCACGCAGGAACTCATCTTTCCCTTTACCTTTGATTTCTTCTCGGATTTCACTCGCAATCTTTGTTTTTGAGTATTTACTTGGTTTAGTCTTTCGGTCATCACCTGTTAACGGCTTAAAAGATTGTTTTCCTCGCATTCTCTCTTGAATCTCTTTCTTCCTTTTTGCACGCTCTTTTCCTGTTAACCCCTCAAGATACTTCGCTGGAACTTTAGGTTTTGCTTTTTCAATTGCTTCAAGCATACAATGTGCACCTACAAGACTTGCTTCAATTGCACCTTCTTCTGTACCCATACCATCAAGGCACTTTTCAATATCCTCAAGGTCAAGTTTATCAAAGTGCCCTCTGCGGATAGCTTGGCCAATATTCTTTGCGAGAGTAAACTCGGTCTTTTTACGAACCTTCAACCCCTTTTTGATGACGGACATAATCGGGTCGTTGATCACCACATCAAACTCAAGTTCGGGTTCGGGTTCGGGTTCGAGTTCGAGTTCGAGTGTATGCTCTCTGCTCTTACGCACTAGATCTAGGAACCCTCCTGTCTTCTCTTCTTCTGGATACTCCTCTCCAAATAAAGATAAAGCGAGGAAACTCCCTTTCTTAACCTTCTCTTCTTGTGCGACAGTTCGCTTGGCCCATGCGTACCCTGCGTCACCTCCCCACAACAACCAGCTAATATATGAATTAGATGGAGGGTTTGTGGTGTGGTGCTTCTTATACGCTTCGTGTCTACGAAAAAAAGCAAGCATCCTGCGTACAGTCTTATACGAGACAGATCCCGACTTGAGATCACTTGCACGTTGGACACCGCTACCGATTCCAAGTTTACCTGCCTCTTGCGTAGAGAGTCCACCTCGTCCTGTCTCTTTACGGAGCTTCAGACCACGTTCAGC